AGCATGAAAAGTTCATAGATAGAATATGTTCTAATTTAACAATACAAGAAGATGCTCAAGAATTTGTAAAAATAATAGGCGATGTTTATCAAAAAGGCTATGTTTTATCAGTAGATCAACATAAAGAAGCTTTAGCCAAAATAGGAATGTCGGTAAAAATTACCAGCGATAAATCAGAAAACAAAATATTCAATCAGAAAAATCAGGCTGATTGAGAGAAGGAATTGCAGTGAATATCCACCCTCCTTCTTCTTTTTTTTCTTTTTTATTAATTGTCCACCATCTATGTTCATCAAATGGAACTCTATCATAAGATGAAGTCTCGTTATTAAGAACTTCGTACGCAAAAGGAAATATTATAGATTTTTCTTTTATTTGATTTTTTGGATCGCTTGTCCAAAATTGTATTTGTAAATCATCATTTTCTAAAAGCACAGAAGGAAATATAAATTTCTTCTCATATATTATTTTTTGCCGTTTTTCTCCATAAAATTCGTCTTCTCTTTCTATTATTTTTGCTGGAAGACAATGCATCATGGTTTTATATTTTAATATCGGAAAATCAAAATGTTCTTCATGATTTGAAATTTCTGGAGATCCCTGTTGAGTTTGAGGCATCAATTGCGGCATCTCTATCTTATTAGGCACTTCTAAAACAGGCACTTCTAAAACAGGAAGATCTTCAGGAACAGAAAATTCTGGTTCTGTTTTTTTAATTTGCTTTAAAACAGAAGGATTTTTGTTCTTCCATATTATTTCATCCCAAGAAAAATTATGGAAAACTATTTTTTTATTATCCCAATATTCTTGATCTTTGACTAATTTATTTGGACCTTCAAGAACGTAAACGTTTCCATCTTTTTTTCTAATAACCATATTTTATATTAGAGATAAAATATAAAATTTTAAACTATCATATATAGTATTGAACAAAATAGGAGAAAATTATGTCTTTAGTAGTTCCCGATCTTGGCGAAGTTAGATTATTAAATTACATTGTAAATAAAGTAAGTCCAACAAATTTAGTTTTACATTTATATACAAATTCTGTTACTTTGTCTACCGAAACATTTAGCACGGGAAGTTTTACAGAAGCAACAGCTACTGGCTACTCTGCCGTTACGCTCACAGGAGCAGGCTGGAACGCCACTACGACCGCTGGCGTGAGTGCATCTCTGTATGACAATGGAATAACATTTAGTTTTTCAGTAGGTCAAGACGTACAAGGATATTACGTAACAGATACTTCAAATAATATTTTGTGGGCTGAAGAATTTCCGGGTGCTCCTTTCCAGCTTCCTGTTGGTGGGGGAGATATTGCAGTTAGACCTCAAGTTCAGTTGAATTAAGCATAAATGCACGGAGGCTTATGGCACTTAAGAACACAAATGGAACTCCTTATAAACCAATAGGAAGTCTAGACCAGTTTGACCCAGAAAATCCAGAGCGTTGTTTATTCAACACATGGGACGCAGAAGCCATGCGAATATTTGGCTCTCCAATTTTTTATTATGAAGTTTTTATTCAGATAGGATCGTTAGATCAATTATACAGAGAAGATAGAGGAAAACTTTGGTCCAACAATCCTATTACTCTTTATTCAAGTTATGAACCTATACCAGGACAGAATTACCAAAATGCTTTTGGAATAGATTCTCCTGACGATCTTGTTTTTGATTTAAACTACAGGGACGTAATAGATAAAATTGGACATCCTCCAAAAATAGGATCTAGAATTTATACGCCTCATAGAAAAGAAAATTGGGTAATTATTCAAAACAATATAGGCGAAACCCAACTATGGAGCCAATTAAGAATTCAAATATTATGTCAGAGATTCCAAGAGTCAGTAACTTCAGGAGAAGGAAGAGTTACAGAACAAAAGCCTGACTTTGACATTAATCAATTAAATCAAAGAAAATAAATCAATGCCAAATAATTATTCTTGGCAAGTTGGGTTTTGCTAAAGGCATTTTTATTTTTATAATTGGTTTATTTTTTCTTTCTATTTTATTTTTTTTAATTTTATAATGTTTCATAATTGTTATACTATATAAAATAGTAGGAAAAAATAATGTCTGTAAATCCTGGTAATTATCAAGAAAAGAGTCTAAGAGATTGTAATGATGTAAGTCCTCTTCAATCTAGTATAAATAATGACAAAGTTCCAAATCAATGCTGTCCAGAAGAATCTTTAAAGTCTACTCATGGTCCTGACCTTGGTTGGCTTGAAGAATCTGCTAGCAAGAAAATGGGACTTGGTCAAGAAGCACAATGCGATCCTTCACAAACAGGACAAATTGTAGAAGATATAAACAAGCCAAGTAGAAATGCTGTTTATAGATATTCTAAAAGCATAAGAGGATGTGACGAAGCAATGCTTGATTTATTCAATAACATTGTTGTTTTAGATGAAGATGGAAAAGCACATAAAGTTCCAATAATTTGGGGAACTCAAGAAAGAGCGGTCGCATGGATATTACAAGACAACACTCAAAAAGATGGAAGTTTAGTTGTAGACAGAATCAGGTTGCCAGCAATGGCAATTTATGGATCAGGAATTGAATTTGATCAATCAAGATACACATATCACAAAGCATTAGATTATCTAAGACAATTAAGACCAGACAACAAACCAGGATTTACAACAAACGAAAAATATGAAAGAGATACTGTGTTCGGCGTTTCTAGAGGAATTCCTGTTAACAAAACATATTCTCTAATCGCGTGGACCATGTATATGGAAGACATAGATCAAATATTAGAACAAATATATTTAAAATTTTCTCCTATTGCATATATAAAAGTACGTGGAGTCCATTGGGAGACTATTGTTACTTTAGACTCTGTAATGAACAATTTAGATTATGAACCCGGCGATCAAAATCAAAGAGTAATAAAATACGAAATAAATTTGACAGCCAAGACATATATACCACAGCCGATCATTCGTAAGAAGTCGGTATTGAAAACTAAAGTTGACTTTTACAACAGCGTAGAAGAAGACAAAATCACGGATGTTATTGGAAGATTAGAACAAGCGGTTGAAGAATTTGAAAAAGGGCAGAAATGATTGAAATAAAAAATAAAACAAGAAGTCCAGTACAACTTCTAGTAAGGTCAAGAACAGCCCCAAGAGAATTCACAACACTAAATATTCCTGGAGTAGGTGCTGGTAAGAATACTTATCTTTTAGAAGATGAAAGAAGCACAGAATATATAGAAAGAGCAGAGAAAAAAGGTTTGATCTCAACACGACATTTATTAAAAAAAGAATTGAACAAGGGAGAATAAGATTATGGCAATTCTAAAAGGGTTTCCGCCTTCAAACACAATATCACCATCCGTTCGAATTACAGAAAAAGACATGAGCTTTGTTGCTCCTGATCAGTCTTTTCATCGAGCAGGAATTGTTGGGTTTGCCAGCAAGGGTCCGATAAACATTCCAACGATGATATCATCAAGAAGACAATTAAATACAGTATTTGGATACCCACATCCAGAAAGTGGAGATCCTTACCTGATATACGGGGCAGAACAATATTTATTAGTAGCAACAGAACTATATGTTGTAAGAGTTGGAGAAACAGATGCGGTAAATTCGGAATCAGCTTCTACTGCAAGTGTGAATTGCGATAGTGCAGGCGGAGTTGTCAACATAACATCAGATATTGAAGAAAATTATAGTTTTGCAAAAACAAGTTATTTCAAGTGGAGATTGAATGGTGTACTAGCATCGAAAACCTTAGTGGTATTGGCTGATTCGGATCATCCTGATCCGGCTGTTCAGAGTGGCGGATATACTGCCGCCCAGCTTGCCAGCGATCTAAATGATCAATTAGTTTCAGACATAGACGGAATTGAATTTTATGCTACCGTAGTTCCTTCCATAGGCTTAAGAACAACTTTCTCATTTGGACCAGAGGCTACATTAGAATTGGTTTCCGTACAGGATTCTATCTGTGGTGGAAGCACAACTCCAATAGTTGGAAGTAATGTTAATGTAAATATAACAGGCTTAGGACAGGGCATGACATATGCACAATCCACAGCATCTGTCGCCGCAACTTGGAATTTCACCACATTGACATCACATGATTTACATGTTGTTGTTGATGGAACGGACAACACAAATATAGACAACGTTGTTCAAGTAATAGATTTGTCTTCGCTTGCAGGAAACGCTGCTGTAACTGTTGCAAATATCAAATCAGTTGTTAATTCAGCCATAACTAACGGAGATATTCCAGGCGGTTTTGAAGTCTTTGCAGAAAATACAAATTATTTATCTGTAAGAACTTTACACCACGGCAGAGATGCTAGAATTTTAGTAAAGAGCGACAGTTCAATATATTCATTAGTTGGATTCAATGCTCCATTCTCAAATCCAGCAAATACTGCTTCTGCTACAACAACAAACCAAACAGCAGTCGGATTAACTCCTAGCGGAACATCTGGTGCTGTTAGCATTATGGATTTGGGTTTGGTTGCAGGATCTAATGCGAATTCAGGGGATGTTTCTTTGACCATAACTGCTGACACTCCTGGTATTGATGGGAACAACACTCAAGTTGTTATTAAAAATAATATCAGAGAAGGCAATTTTGTAATGGAAATTTATAGCAATGGAGTACAAGTTGAATCTTGGGGAAATCTGACCAAAAATGAAAGTAGTAGATTTTATGTAGAAACATATTTATCACTAGTTTCAGATTTCATCAGAGTGACTGATAATTCAAGCAATTCCGCCCCTCCTTTGGATGGAACTTATAATCTATCTGGCGGAAGTGACGGAATACCTTCTGATCCTGATGATCAGGACAGTCTAATTATTGGTAATTTGGTAGGAATGACTGGTATTTATGCCTTAAGTGAGCCTGAGCAAATTGATATTGATCTGGTTTCAGTTCCTGGGCATTCTTCTACTGGCGTTATCCTCGCTTTGATCGACATGTGCCAAAACTTAAGATCAGATTGCATGGCAATTATTGATCCGCCATTTGGACTAACGGTCAAAGAAATTGTTCAGTGGCAAAATGGATCTCATCCATTAAATACAACAAGATTTGATTCAGATTTTGCTGCGTTGTATTGGCCATGGGTTAAGATCAGAGATTCATATAATAATGTTGATGTTTGGGTTCCGCCAAGTGGTTCAATTATGGCAGTTTATGCCAGAAATGACTTCTTGGCTCGTCCTTGGTATGCTCCAGCAGGACTAACCAGAGGCGTAGTTCCAAATATTACAGATGTCTTCAGTCGCCCAACCCTAGAAGAAAGAGACTTGATGTATGGAAATAGAAATGCTATCAATCCCATTGTCCAGTACATAGATTCTTCAGACTTTGTTGTTTGGGGACAAAAAACACTACAAAGAAAGCCAACGGCTCTTGATAGAGTAAACGTTAGAAGACTAATGTTTTATATCGAAAAGAGAATCAGAGCGGCTTCAAGAGTGTTATTGTTTGAGCCTCACGATGAAGATTTCCGCAGAAAATTCGAGCAAATTGCTTCAGGCATATTAGAAGAAGTTCAAACAGGCAGAGGTTTAACAGCATTTATTATCAAGGCCGACGAAGAACTCAATACTCCAGATGTTATTGACAGAAATGAATTCAGAGCAAGAATAGGCGTGCAGCCAACAAGGGCAGTTGAATTCATGTTTGTAGAATTTAGTATACATAGAACAGGTAGCTTTAATGAAACGGCAGAAAGTTTCTGAAATAAAAAAGAAATAAATAGGAGAATATAATTATGATAAATATGGGTATAGGTTTGTTGGGAGGGCCAAACATTGTCCACAAAAGGAAATTTAGATGGTCATTTGAAATTTTTAAAAATAATGGATCGGGCGGTCCTGGTGCTCCTTTGGTGCCAAAACATTTTGTTAAAATGGCCGCTAGACCCAACATTACCATCGAAGAAACTGAAATAAACTTTTTAAATGCCAAAACTTACATTCCTGGGAAAGGAACGTGGGAAACAATTACCGTGACGTATTATGATGTTTCCACTAAATCGAGTGGGAATACCGGATTGTGGTCTTGGTTAGCTTCTGTTTATGATTTTACAAACCCAGCAACTCTAACTCAAAGTAGCTCTAGAACAGGCTATTCAGGATTTGCTCTATGTATACTATACGATGGTTGCGGAAATGCACTAGAAGAATGGAGTCTAGAAGATGCATGGCCTCAAGCCGTACAGTTTGGCGAACTAGACTTTGGGAGTTCGGAAGAATGCACGATTGAAGTCACGATGAGATATTCAAATGTCAGGTATAAGAATTTTTGTGGTCCGCAACCACAAGCGGATTGCTCGGGTTGTTCGTCACCTGCGCCGTTTGCAATTTAAGGAGAGGCGTGGCAAGAGGAATGGGATTTGACTTTGGTTTAGAAAAACCAGACTTGTGCTTAAAAAGAAAATTTAGATGGTTATTTAAAATACCAGAAATTTCTGCTGATGGAGTCAATTCTCTTCCTCCAGAAAAAGGAGCAAGACCAAGTTTAAGTTTTAAGGAAATAGAAGTTCAACATTTAAATGAAGTAATATACTTTCCTGGCAAGCCTGACTGGAAGCCTATAAATCTTACTCTTTATGACATAAGAAAAAATGAAAATCCCATAATAAAATGGCTGAGCAAACAATATAATCCAAAAGATGCAGCATGGAAAGTAGGAGTTGGCTGGCCTCCTCCGGCTAATTCCGCAGAATCGGCTTCCGCTCCTGACAGTTCGTTTAGTTTCAAGAAAACGGGCTTCCTAGACCTTTATGATGGTTGCGGAAAGGTCATAGAAACTTGGAAATTTGAAAATATTTGGCCTAATAATATCGAATGGGGCGAATTAGATATGTCAGATAATAGTTACGTAACAGTAGATCTAACATTACGTTATGATCGAGCTTACTTAATCTAAATCTTCCTTTAATAAATTTTTCATTTCTAACAATTTGTCTTCAAGTTGCTTTGTTTTTAATTTTAATTTTCTACAAGCTCCACTTTTATTTAATCTTCCCTTTTTTGTATAAACTTTATTTTCATTTTCTAATAAAACCTGAACTATATCTCCGTAGCCACTTTTTATTAATTTTTGAATCAATTCTTGTCTTTCTATATCATCTAAAATATTGCTCATAAATTATAATATAATCTTTTTTTAAATTAAATCAACATTAATTTTTATTATTTTCAATAAAAATTTGTTTTCCATTTTTTATCATAGAGTGATTTTGAATAAATTGAACATAATTTAAATATCTTTTTTTCAATTCATTATAATTTCTTGCAGATCTATACAATTGTCTAAAGTGATTTAGTATACAAGTTGTCATATAATTAAATGCTTTGCCTTTTCTAGGATCGAATCTATTTATCTTATCAAAGCATATCATCACTCCTTCTTGCACTGCATCATCTACGTCGATTAATTGAAATTTTGCGTAGCGAACAATATTTTCAGATAACGTAAAGAAGGCTATTGCCAGATGTTTTTTAGCTTCCTCATGATCCTTATTTGTAGTGACATACAGATCTTCTTTATTTTTCAGATCTTCTTTGTTAGCCAAGCTATTTATATTTTTATTATTTTTAATTTTAATTGTTGTTTTTATGTCTTCAATTAGAATTTCTAATCTTGATTTTTCTCTTTTAGAATTTTGAAATTGTATTATTATTTTTTCAAAGAATTTATTGTTTAAGTATTCGCTGCTCATTGATCTCCTTTGTGGTATTTTTAAATAAGTAATAATTTTACTAATTTAAAATAATGAAATGGGAAAAATCAATAATTGCCTTGTCGGACATACTAGAAAATCCTTTTTGCGAAAAAGGATATGAAAGCCTTAAAAAATATTATGATGCAAATAATATGAAATATGAATCAGAATGCATCGAATTTTTAATAGAAAAAATAAAAAATGCTACAAACACAAATATTGGTATATAACAATCAGCAAACAATAAAAAAAACACTAGATTCTTTGTGTTCGCTGAAACATAAATTGGTTATTGGAGATTTGGGCTGTACTGATAGCACAATCGGAATATGTAAAGATTATAATGCGGAGATTTATAAAATAGATAAATCTGACTTATCGAAAGCTCGAAATAATCTTTCTTGGGAAAAAGTTAATTTTTATATAAAGCCTGGGGAGGTTCTGGTTCAGGGTCACGAATTATTAAATAATATAAATGAATTGACCAATATATATGTTTTTCAAAATAACATCATATCTAAAGAAACAAGAATATGGACAAAAGAAAAATTCAAAAATCCTATTTTTGAAACAATAATAGAAAGCAATGCTAATTTGTGTTCCAATATAGTTATATCATCTAAAGAATCAAATGAAGCTATTGATTTAGAAATAATAAAAAATTGGATGAATCAAAGACCTTTAGATATTGAACCTTATTATTACATGGCATTTTGTTATTTGTCATTAAGAGACTTTGAAAAATTTTTATTTTTTGCCAATGAATATTGCATGAGAGAAACAGAATTTAACAGTTCTTATATTTTAATAAAATATTATATTGCCCAGATAAAACTATATCAAAATAGTATTAAAGAAGCGGCAGAATGTATTTTATTGTGCATATCTAAAAATCCAACATGCGCAGAATTTTGGTGTTTATTAGGAGACATATTCTTTAAGCAAAAAAAACTAAAAAAATCAAAAAGATTTTATGAAAATGCAATAATATTAGGAAGTAAAAGAAAAGTAGACAGTCTTCCTATAGAAATTACAAAATACAAAGAATATCCAGAAAAAATGATAAAAAATATTAATGAAATATTAAATAAATTAGAAATATTTAGTGGATAATCAAAACACTATATCAAGTTCATTGATAACTACGGTAACTTGATCTTCATATCTTGCTATATCTAATTGCTTTCTTCCTGGACCTAATTTGCGCAATTCTTTTTCTAGATCATCAATGCTGCAATTGATTACAGTCCATTGGTTGTCTGCGAGCTTTTTAATTTCTTCAGCAGGATCTGTTAATTCTGCATTGGGATAATATTTTAATAATTGTTCTTTGCAATCTTTTAGTATTTTTCTATAGAGAGGAACGTGACAAGGACATCCTGGATTATTTAAAAATTCATTAACTTCATTTTCTAAACTTTTTGGCAAAGACATTCTAAATCTAGAATCTTTCAGAGCAGATTTTACTTCTAATAATGTTACTTTTTTACTCATCTTGTTTGAATTCCTCTCTGTATTTTACAACTTCTTCAGTCCATTTTTCTAAATCTTCTTTTTGTTTTTGTTTTCTTTTAGCAATTTCTAGATCTTTTTGAGGATCTAATGTTTTTCTTGCAATTATTAATCTGCCGCACGATGGGCACCTAAACTTTTTTCTTTTATCATCAGGGTCTGTCACTATCTCTTTTATATTGAGATTAGAAAAATCTTTTGTTATTTTTTTCCAATTACAATATTCGCAATAAATAATATTAGTCATCATTATCTTCTTGCATATTCATTATGCTTTGAGCTTCTAAATAATTTAAATAAGTTGCCGCCCATGTTGCTATAAAACTTCCAGCCATTCCGCACAAAAAAATCACTTCTATTTTATTACTAATAAGAATAAATCCGCAGATAAAACCAATCCAAGTTCCGCAACATTGATAACAAGAGAATAATTTATTCAACCATGAATAACAATAATTTTCTACAAAATTTCTAAAAGGACGAGCAATTGTTGCTGGATCTACGATGATGTGGGTAAATCCGATTACTGACAGAACAAACAGCAATAAACTAGGCAGTGTGATCATTTCATCTCCAAAAAGTTATATAAATTTTATCTTTTTTTCTATACGTTCCAAAATAAGAGTATAACGGCTCTTGTGCTTCAATCAAGTTTAATTCTAATTCAGCATCTTGTATAGAAAATTCTAAATTTTTAATTATATGATAATCTAATTTATCAATAGTAACCGAAGTATTTAAATGTTTTGATATGATGTTTTCATGCTCTTTTTTTACTTTATTTAAAAAATCTAATAATGCCTTTTTGCCCATGGCTTTTAAAACAGGACTTATTTTACTCAGTTTCCATTGATCTCTCAGATGAATCATATCAGGCAATTCTTTCCAAATTTTATCATTTTTAAAAATAACATCTTCTACGTTTTGAATATTTATTTTAATCATACTCTTATAATAATAACAAAATTACCAAATCGCAAGGAGAAAAATGACAGACGAGACATTCAGACCTCAAAAGAAAGCAATATCGACAGAAGAAATAAACACAGAAAATTCTATAAATCCTGAATTTACCAACAAAGAAGGAGGAGTGAAATTTAGTGGAAAAATGCCAGAAGAGCTAAGAAAAGCAATAGCTCAACGTTCTCAAGCTCCCGCTCAGAGCGAAATGAGAGTTACTGGGAGTAGCAAGCTAGAAGAATTAATTGCAGGCATCCAGTCTAAAGGTAACGTTGCTTACGAAGAAATTAAATTGCCTTCTTTGGGAAAGTTTTATAACGGCGATGACGGACCTACAGATGGAGTTTTGCACATAAGACCAATGACTGGCGAGGAAGAAGAGATATTGGCCACTCCTAGATTTGTAAAACGTGGTCAAGCAATCAATATGATTTTTAATCGATGCATTCAAGAAAAATATGATTCTTCTGATTTCCTTACACAAGATAGAACTTATCTTCTAATTTATTTACGAGGAATATCATACAGTAATTTTTATGAAGTAGAAGTAAAAGATCCCGAAACAGATCAGTCGTTTGCACACGCAATAAATCTAGCGGAATTAGAAGTTGATTATTGCGAAAGTAATTTTTCTAAAAGCTCTTTGAAAGATGTTTTGCCTGTGACTAGTTATAGCTTTTCTTATAGATTAGCCACTGGGCGTGATGAGCAATATATCCAAGACTATAGAGAAAAAAGAGCTAAAAATTTCGATTTAAGCGAACAGGCTGACGATTCCCTTTTGTTTAGAACCGCCCATTTATTAAATGATATAGAGGGACTGGATAGTAAGATAGAGATTCAAACACTACTTAAGAAATTGCCCATTCAAGATGTTGCATATCTAAGAAACATTGTAAACGAACCCCCGTTTGGAGTGAATACAAAAGTTACTGTTAACAATCCGTATACTCTAAACGATTTTGAAATCGAATTGCCACTAGAAGCAAATTTTTTCTTCCCACGGGCAAGGAGAAAGACTTCGAATACGCAAGCTTGAGTTTATGGAATAGCCTAATGGAAGAATTATTTTTCTTCATGTATTTCATGAGACAATCTAGAGCAGATTTTATGTCTTTGCCAATAAATGAAAGAAAATGGTTGATAGATAGATTTGTTAAACAAAAAGAAAAAGAAAATGAAGCTATGGAAGCCGCAAGAAAAAAAGCAAAGGTTAAATAATGGCAAAAGAAAGAAATCAAAACATAGTAGTTGGCGATGATTTAAGTCTTAGATTGTTTACGTATAACTCTAACCATAGACAAAGTGTAGATAGCGTAGAAAAAGTAGAAATCTATTATTTACAGAACTCAGAAAATTGCTCTTCAGGTTGTGATGCAGAGATCGAAAATCAAAAAGTTCTAATAGCAACAATTGAAGGGGCAGATGTAAATCTAATAGAAGAAGGGCAGTATGCTATTGAAATAAATTTAGAAGAACAAGTTTACGTTATTGGAAAATATATTGATGTTTGGCATGTGAATTTTGACGGTAGTCAATCCGGGACCGTTTCTAATGAGTTCAATGTAATTCCAGATCTTTGGTTTGCTTCAGATTTGCCTATTATTTATGATTTTAAATTTGGATTTAGACCAAATAGAATAAGATATGGAGAAAAAAGATGGATAAACGTGGAAGTCGTTCCTAATGTTCCAAACATATCAGATCTAAAACGTTATTATGCAAATCTAGCAGTTTCTTCTCCTATAAGAATTTGGATAGAAAAATCTTGTGGAGATTGCGTTCCAAAAGAAAAAGATTTAAGGACGGTTTTAGAAGGAGAATTGATCGAACATAGAAGAGGAAATCAAGGAAGTTACTTTATAGACACAGAAGAATTAAGCATGGATTGTGGAATTTATAATGTTTGGTTTGAAATGGAGTTTGGAGAAAATAAATTCCTATCAGACAACATGCAATTGCAAATATTTTAGTGTTTTTATTAGTTATTAAGTAATAAATATAATAAATAAGAAGGATCTTATTAATCTTATTATCTATTAAATAATTTTTAATTTAAGGAACATATGCCCGTACAAACACTAATACAACTCAGAAGAGGATTTGCGTCTGAATGGACTCTTGTAAATCCTATATTAGCAGCAGGTGAGCCTGGGTTTGAGGTGGATACCGGGAGATTTAAAATTGGCGACGGAACCACCAGATGGAATCTATTGCCTTATAGTATTGACGTAGTCCAAGGAGTTCAAGGAACCCAGGGTATACAAGGAACCCAGGGTATACAAGGAACCCAGGGTATACAAGGAACCCAGGGTATACAAGGAACCCAGGGTATACAAGGAACCCAG